TGAGGATTACTCGCCCTTGAACTTGAGCATGCCGCGGTGGTCTTGCTCACGGACGCCAAGGTCGAAATAGACCCGGAACTTGATACCGAGTACGTCGAAATCGGTGTCGCCTTTCTCGACGGTAGGCGTTCGACGACCCTTGAGGTAGCCGATCTCGAAGGTGTCCACGATGGCGGGATCCGCGAACAGGTACCACGCCTTTGCCGAAGCACCTTCGTAGTTGCCGTTCGAGAGGTATGGGCTGGCCACCACTTCGAGGTCTTCTTCAGCGAGCGCGTTGTAAGTCGGAATGCGCTGCTTATTCGCACTGCCAGTGGCAATGTAGTAGGTCGAGTTCAGAAGCTCCCGTGCCGTCATCTTGAGAGTCGTCGGCACCAGCAGGAACTTCGGGCTGACGTTGATCGGCTGCTTGTCCGCGTCCACCTGGTCAAGGAACATCTGCACCGCTTCAGCCAGGCTGTCGCCGGACAGAGCGGTCTCAGCGCCCGTTTTGTAGTTCTGGTTCTCAGTGGCGAACAGGCCGTTCGGATTGGAGAGCAGTCTCGTGAAGAAGAGTTGGTCGATTTTGCGAGCCGCTCTCGCACCCATTCCTTCCGGAACCTTGAGGAACGCGCCGAGATCGTCATTGAAGATCATCTGCCGGGTGAGGCTGAAGATCTTGCCGAACGTCCCGAGCTGGTTGGTGGCCTTCTCTTCCTTGAGCTCACCATGTTTGAGCTCACCGTCAGGGGCGATCGGCTGCAGGTCTCCCACATCCGTCAGGCGATAACGTTCCGATTCTTTGAAGTCGTTGAGCTCACCTTCGGAGCAGAGCTTCGTGGCGATGACTGCCTGGGCCTGAAAGCTCTTGAGGAGCTTCTTGTTGGCCACGTTGTTCAGGATGCCGGGCAGCGAGACCGTGCTGAAGCCGGCACGAATGGTGTCGTTGCCAAATGTGCGTGGGATCGTGACCCCTTCGAGCTGTGCGCACTGCACGATGAGCTGCTGGAGGCTCATGTCCCGATCGTGCCACGCGCCGTTGACGATCTTCTCGTCATTGGTGGTGAGCAGTTCGTCTCGCGAGAGGCCGGCCCGAATGCAGAGCGCGACCTCCATTGTTTTGGAATCGAACTCCACGCTCAGGTCATTACCCACACTGACGTGGGCGTCCGCCTGGGGCCGGTCTTCCCGAATGCCCTTAAGGACTTTCTGCGTCGTGTCCTCAACCGACCAGCCCAGCCTGATCGCGTCCCGCTCAATCTTCGGGAACTCACCCGCGCAGATCTGCTGAATGGCAGACACTCGCTCTCGTTCGGCTCGGACCGCCTTTTCTGCTTCTTGCCGAAAGTCGGCGACGGCCTGGACTTCGGTGTTCGCGTCGTCATTGGGTGCCGGCTGCTCTTCTTCCGCGTCCGGATCTTCCTCGTCAGCGGGAGTCTCCGCGGGCGGAGCTTCATCGTTTTCAAAGGCAGCCTTGAGAGCGGCGGACCGCTCTTCTGAAAGGTTGCTGGAATCGATACCGTGTTGCTCGAGCCATTCCTCAAAATTCATCTGAGTTCCTCCAGTTAGTAGATTAAAACTTGCCGCCACCCTCATTCGTGTAGAGGCGTCAGCCCCGACGGCGACGACTGAGACCTCCCGCAATCTCGATTTCTTGATGTGAACGAACGGCCCGGTCTGCTCCTGGCCGTTCACGATTCGGTTCGTGCGAACCAGTTCGGACTCGACCACCTCTGCACCGATGGAGAGCTGCCAATCCGCACCCTCTTTGGATTGCTCGATGATCCCTTTGGCCTGGCCGCTCGACGAGAGGATCTCGCCTTCGATGGTGAGCGTGTTGTCTTCGACTGCTGCTGTCACCAGCCCGACTCGGCTGCCCGTGCGGTTCTCATGATTGGCGAGCAGCGGTATCGACTCAGGAATCTCCATGCCGGCGAGATCGACGACGACCGGATGTTTCCACCCCGGCTGGTTGATACGTCCGCCGGAGTAGGCCACCCCCATCACTCGGACCTTGTGCTGTTTACCTTCGCTGTCTGAAGACGCTTCGATAACAAGGAAATCTTCGGCAGCCTGGTTGATGATGGTGCCCGGAGCAGGATCGAGATTCGCTCGAATCATTGGTGGGTTAAGCGGCTGCATGGTTTCCCTTCCCTTGAGTCAGAGTTGGCGTCGCTTCGGATTCGGTCAGACCGAGCTCTCGCATGAGGTTCTTCTCGCGGGCCCGCTGGCGGAGTTCTTGTTCCCAGTCTTTGCCTGCCCTTGCGTATTCGTGGGCAAGGGTAGTCGTGTGGTTCTTGAGCCGCGTTTCCTGGGCTTTGGCTTCTTTGGCGGGATCCACGTGTTCCATCCCGTCCCAGAACCACTGGTGGTCGGGGAGACTTGAGGCCTGCGACTCGAGACCTGAGTCAGAGGAAGCGACAGAGGGCAGATGAAGAGCGGCATGCATACTCAAGCCTGTCGCCAGCGCGTATTCCCAGAGCCAGGCGGAGAACAGGCGGTCGAGAACTTTCGAGGCCATGAATGCCTGGTCGACACGGATCGATTTGTAGTAAGTCTGGTGATCGAGCCTGCCAGAGGAATAGTTGTAGCCGCTTGAATTGCCGGCCGCGACGTTGAACGGCATGTTCAGGCAGCGGGCGATTTCGTTCAGGATTTCCTTCTTAAACTCGGCATACGTCGTAGACGGCTGTTTCGGATCCACCTGTCCCATCTTCCAACCGCCAGGCATGGTGAGCAGCATGTTCCGTTCGAGCTCAATCAGATCCATCGGCTCAACTGCGTCCGCTTCACCACTGGGCGGAGCATCCGTATACAGGATGCCTGCGAAGTCGGCTGCTGCTTCGGCCGCACTCAGCACAGCCAGTGTGAAACGGCGCAGTTGAGCAAACAGAGGGAGAGCGGACGTGATCTCGGGAACCCCGCGGTGTTGGCCAGGGCGCTCCTGTCGGAACACATGAATCATGTGCGCGGCAGGAACAGTCAGGAAGTCTTCGATGGCATTCCAGGCATCACCGCCTGGATGGTTCTTGAGGACGCTGTAAGCGGAAGGATTGCCGTGAGTATCGAGACGAATGCCGTCCACACGGTCGTCGAACAGATTCGTGAAAGGGCTCGTCACCTGATCCGCCTCGACAAGACACAGGTCGAGCTTCACCAAATGATCGAGAGTAGGGTTGTTCACCAGAATCCCGAACGTCTCTCCGTCCTGGGCCCGCGCCATCCGCATGGTCCGCAGCTTTTCGGCCAGGAAGACATGCTGAGCCCACTTTTCAAACTCACGCTCAATCTCACGATTGATACCATCGAATGGCGTCAGCAGTTGCAGTCTCGGGCCAGTGCCGATCGTGTCGTTCGCCAGCGTAAGCACAATACCCCGTGCATAGGAGTTGTTCGCCACTTCATAACGAGAACGATTGCGGAGCGTTCGCCGCACGTCAGCGCTTGCCGCCGCGTCCGCTGACAACGCATCCGCATTCGCCCAGTGCCGCCGGTTGTCGTTGTTCGTCGCCGCCGAGTCGAACCGACCCAGCACTCGCCGCGCTGGCGCCCCCCTTAAGCCGCTCAACCCGATGCGTGGTTTCTGATCTTTCGCCGCGACCATTAGTCAGCCCCCGGTGGTAGAAGTTTCGTGAACCGAACACCGAGCGTTTTGGACTTGACGGCTTCCTTGGATTCGAGGTAGCGGTCAACCTCAATCTGATCTTTCAGATCGTGCTGTTCCATCTCGCCGGAATCGCCTTTGGCCCGTTTTGGCCCTTCGGCGTTTTCCTTGATTGAATCTGTGAGTTCTTTGGACATTGGTTTCCCTCCAATAGTCCAAAGGCCCTTTATGAGCATTCATGGGGACAGAAAATGCGAAGATGGAGTAAAAAGGGGTCTCGTTTCTTCCTCAATCACCGCCTCACTTTCTGAAGCTCTGACAGCTTCACCCGCTGCTTCTTTGGTGTTGCAGGGCCATCCGTGCCTGGCAGCACTGTTCCCTGAGTGGATGCTGCCACAGCACACCCCACAACGCCGTCGAACCAGTGGTTGTCATGCTGCTCGGGCCGGAGCTTCCATTCGTCTACCTCCCGGCCTCGGCCAACTGTTTTCACTCGATACTCACTCGTCATGTGCTCTGCGAATAAGCGGTGTTTATCCGTCTTTCTGCCAAAGAGTGAGAGACAGCCTTTGTCGCCCATAGCCACAGCCAGGCGAGAATGCACGAACGATTTCCAATAGTTCGTGTCATAAAGAACGTGTCTGATTGCACGCTTGCCGGCCACGTTCGGTATGCGCCAGTTGTGGCCGATCCGGTCTCCACGTTTTCTCTTGTATTCAGAGAATGGGATTGAGGACGCTCCTACATACCGACCATGACTGGGCAGTAACACTGCGGCGTGATTCGATTGACGGCAAAACTGGTAAACGACGTCTGTGGATGCCCCCCAGTTGGCGTCGATCAGACAGCGCTCGATCTTCAGTAGCGCACCGTCGTCACGCCGCCATTCTTCTGAAAGATACTCCTCTGTCAGCGCTTCAAGACCAGAATAGATTGCACCCTCGAGGCCGGCACCATTCGCCTTCGTGGCCAACGTTACTTTCAGATCACGCAGCGTGAAGTATGCCCTCTGCTGGTCTGGATAAGTGCCGTAATCGATCACATATCCCGTGAAATCCTCTTCCCAGGCGCCAACCGCATAGAACAAGGCATTCTTCTGAACGTCTATAAACATGGTGACCTGATTGCAGCCAATGGGGACGCTTCCCTTCTTCATGCCATTGATCTTTGCTGCGATATCGTCTGCACTGAGTTCTTCGTCGTCTGCCGTCTCCTCTGGTAATGGCTCATTCTGATATTCAGCCCAGAAAGCGGCTTCATTCTGAAGTTTCAGGTTCATGGCGTGCTGTATGGCACTCGCCTCGTCATGGTTGAACCTTTCCTCCCAGCCGACAAGGGCACCAGAATCCATGGCCTCCTGGTTGGTGACATAGAACTCAGTCGCCTCCTTCAGCCCCTTCTCCTGCCTCAGGCTTTCTGCACGAATCTCTGCATATCTGTCCCACAGCTTTTCGTCGTCAGGGAAGCGATAGATCATTCGTGTGCGCTCGCCTTGCCACTGCGGGTGTTCTTCCCGGTCGAGGATTCGGTCAGCCATGTCGTCTGGGCGAATGACGGTGCACGGCATAATGCCACTTATCTTGTTCCCAGGGCCGGCCAGGCCGAGAACTGCCCCAGCGAGAATGCGCTCTCTTGTAGCGCATTGTGACAAAGACCTCGCCGATTCGTCTGTTTGTGGGTCGTCGAGAATGACTAGATTTGGCCGAACAGTTCTGCCGTCCGCCCTCTTGAACTTCATGCCACGAATCCGGCCCGTAATTCCTGCGACTTTAATAATCGCTCCTGACGCTTCACTCTCCGGCATGGTTGGCAAAACGATTTCGTTCGCCGTCCAGCCAATATGCGTTCTCTTGCCATTATAGAGTTGGCCGGAGCAGCGATTAGCGATTCCCTCCAAACAACTAATTGGAAAGCAGACCTCAGGGAAATCACTGGCCAGAGTTTCGTTACCGTCGAGCTCCGTCTTAATGCTATCGAGCATTTCAATGGCGTGTGCCTCTGAAGCACCTATCAGGCATACAAACTCCCGGTGGCCATAGAGCATGGCCCAGAGGCATGCGCATTCTGCCAGGCTCGTTTTTCCTGAACCGCGGGCCATAGCGAGCGCGAAGAGCCCACCTTCAACGAC